GTCAACACCGGCACAGGCGGCTGGAGCCAACAGCCGGCCCAGACACAGCAACCCGCCCAGCCTCCGGCCGATGATCCGTGGGGCGCGCCGTCGGACGACCAGTCATCATTCGGAGGTTTCGGCAAACCCGATCCGGAACCGGATTTCTAAGGAGCAGCAATGAAAGCCAGCGAACAACAGGCGCTCATCCCACAGGAAGCCACGCCCGACACACTCATCGACCTCATCGGCAAGACCCAGCAGGTCACCAAAGCCGCGGCCGTCGTGCTCAAGGCATGCCGCACCGTCATGGACACCCACACCAAAAAGGAGCACATCGACAAGTGGGGAGGCATCCACGCCATCACCGAAGCCGTGTACGACTGCGCGGACCTCGCGCAGCGCATCCTCGACGCCGGCTTGGCCATGGAGAACATGTGCGCGAAGCCCGCCACGTCACGGCAGATGATCCTCATCGACGACCTGCGCCGCAGCCTCGACATGGACGACGGCGACGTGGAGGCGACCGTCGATCCGGACACCGGCGAGATCGACTGAACCACGGAAGGAGCAAGAGAGATATGTGGTTCATCATCGACGACCAGATGGCCGACGACAGGCGCATCCGCCGCCTGCCGCTCGCCACCGTCGGACTATGGGTCAAGCTGTGCGTCATCCACTCCAAAGGCATCTCGATGCAGGCCAAGGACCCGGCCGCGTACCCCGGCCACTTCGACAAGCTCGACCTCAAGGACGCCGGCGGCACCATGAAACAGCTCCAGCAGCTCATCGACTCGGGCCTCATGGAGGAGCACGACGGCGGATGGCGCCCCGTCTACGCCGAAGGCATCTGCAGGGAGCCGAAGATGCTGACCGAAGAGCAACGCGAGGCGCGCCGCAAGGCCGGAAGCAAGGGAGGACGCCGCAAGGCGGCCAACCAGAAAGCCAAGCAAACGTCTGGCGACTTGCCGGAAAACAGCCAAGCAAACGGAGAGCAAAACAGTAGCGAGATGGGTAGCAAACCGTCTAGCAAGTTGCTAGAGGACAGCCAAGCAAAAACATGGCATAAAACCGATACCGATACCGATAATCCCTCTCCGACCCCTCCCGCCGGCAAACCGAAGCAACCCGCCACGCCGGAATCCGGCTTCGACCATTTCGCCGAAGCCTACCCCGGATCCGTCGGCGCGAAAGGCCGCAAGACCGAAGCCGAAGCCAGAGCCCTGTACGCGGCCATCGCCGGAAACCCCGTCGAACTCGCCCGGCTCCAAGCCGCGCTCCGCCGCTACAAGCACGCCGTCAACGACGGCCAGATCCGCAGAGGCCACATTCCACGGCTCAACACATGGCTCCGCGACCAATGGGAAACCTGGGCGCCCGAGCCAATCTCGCCGCCGCCAAGCCACAAGCACACCTGGACCTGCGAACACGTCCACCAGCTCATGGATCCGCATGAGGACGAATACGACCACACCGGAAGCCTCCGCAACGGCAACCCAAGCGAATGGTGGAAGGCATGCCAGGCGTGCGCAGACGAACTCAACAACCAAGAAACCAGCAAGGAGAAGCAATGAGCAGCTACCAAAGCAACCAGATCAAGCTCATCAACACGAGCCTGATCGACCCCCACCCCGACAATCCACGCAAAAACATCGGCGACGTGACCGACCTCGCCGCCAGCATCAAAACCAACGGCCTCCTCACGCCCCTCAGCGTCGTACCCAACGGCGAGCGCTACAGGGTCATCGCCGGCCACCGCAGGCTCGCCGCATGCAAACAGGCCGGAATCGTAGCCGTCCCATGCTTCGTGCTCCAGCTCAACCCATTGCAGCAGTTGGAGGCCATGGTCACCGAAAACTGCCAGCGCGAACAGCTCACCGTCCTCGAGGAGGCCGACGCCATCCAGGGCATGCTCGACCTCGGAGCCACTACCGCCAACGTCGCGCACAGGCTCGGCCGAAGCGCCGACTACGTGCGTGACCGCGCCAAGGCCGCCAGCATCAAGACCGAGGTCAGAGCGACCCGCGACGATTTCAGCCAGCTCACCATCGGCCAGCTCGTGGCCATAGCGCGATATGACGGCCAGCCGGACAGGCAGAAGAAGCTCGCGGAGGCGGCCGGCACTTCGAACTTCGACTACATCCTCCGCAACATCGAACGCGACGACCGCGACCGGCAATGGATCGAATCGGTCGCCGCGCTCCTCGGGGAGCCCGACAACGGCATCAACCTCATCCCCGACCCCGAAAAGCCCTACAGCGACCCGGAATGGCGCTACAGCGGCTGCATGTTCCCATCCACCGGCACCCCCGAAGAAACCATCGAGAAGATCCGCGAACAGAACCCTGCAGCCGTATCCATCCACACGGTCTCGCAGCAGGTCTACCTCTGGACCCGCCGCGACAAGACCGCCGACGCCGAAAAGGAAGCCCGACGAGCCGCCGAACAAGCCGAACGTGACGCCCGCAGGCACGCGCTCGAGGAATACGCCGCCGCATCCGCCGACAAGCGCATGGCATGGCTCCACGCCAACCTCCACGGCGTCAAACGCGACAAGCTCGTCGAAACCACGGCCCGGCTCGGACTCCTGCAGATCATCGACCCGGACCCGCAGGGCTACACGTCGGCGCTGAGCATATGGAACGACAAATGCGGCGTCGAACAATTCGCTACCATCAGCGGCATCGAACCGGAACGGGCGCTCGCCGAACTCCGCTACCACCTCGACGAACCCGACTGGGCGGTCTGGGCGGTGCAAATCCTCGCCGCCCGCATCGAATGGTTCATCGACCCGACCGACTGGACCATCGCCAACGACATCGGCAGACGCATCCCCGGCTACTACCAGATCCTCCAAGACCTCGGCTACACGCCCACCGACGACGAAACCAGCCACCTCGACCAGCTCATCGCCGCCATCACCGAAGCCGACTCCGACGAAAACGAAGAAGACGAGGAGAACAACCAATGACCAGGGAACAACTCGACAAACTCAGCCGCCTCCTCACCGACACCGCCCAGACCGCCAGCACAATCGAACTGCGAGCGCTCGCCGGTGGCAGGGCGGATGACGGCATCGTGGCGTTGGCGGCCGGGTTGAGGGCCAATTGCACTTCGTGTTTGGTGCTGGTCGACGGTCTGATGCAGGAGGGGGGTGCGTTGTGAGTGAGTTCGATGATTCGAAGCGTGCCGCTTTGGAGCGGCAGGGTTGGCATTGTCTGCATTGCGGGACGAACATCCATGATCCGTCATGCTGGCCTGGACGCTCCGGCCATCACCGTCAGCTGCGGCGGGCGGCGGATCCGGATGTGAGGCACAGTCCGGCCAACATCGTCGAACTGTGCGGCAGTGGGACCACAGGCTGCCATGGGTGGGTTCACCAGCATGTGAAGGAGGCCGAACGCCTCGGGCTGATAGTCCCGCTCGGCAGGGATCCTCTCTCCACCCCAGTGCGCGACTGGCAGGGGAGATGGCTCTGGCTCAACCAGGACGGCACGGCCACGCCATTGACCATGCGCGAAACATTGACAATTCAAACGGAAGGAATGACAAATGCACGAGAATAACGGCAAACCGGAGGCGCTGCTGTGGATCGACTTTGAGACCACAGGCGTGGACAGGCGCAAAAGCCTGCCATTGGAGATCGGTATGGAATGTACCGACATGCTGGGCGAACAAAAGTTCGGATCATTGTCCCGCATCATCCGCCCGGACAGACTCGACCTCCTGTCCATGAGCCCCGTCGCCTTCTCCATGCACACCGACAACGGCCTGCTGTTCGAACTCATGGGAGGCTCCGTGCGCAATGACAGCATGGTCGTCGTGGCCAACGCCGTGGAGGAATTCCTTGACTCGCTCTCCCAGCGCTTCTCCCTCGTCCCCGCGGGGACCAACGTGGACTTCGACCTTGACTTCCTCCGCCGACTCAACCTCAACCCTGACGCGTGGCTCACCTACCGCAAATACGACATGGCCACCATCCGCCGACTCGTCACCGTGCTCGGCGCCCCGGATCCATACCAGGGCGACAGCGGCCCGCACCGGGTGAAATCCTGCATCGCACGCGACATCAAAGACTACAAGGCCATGCTCGAGACACTCGCCGTCAAGACGGGAGACCACAAGTGAGAAAGACCATCAGCCACCTCGCCGACCGGCTCGGAGACGCCATGGCCACGCTGTTCACCCTCCTCGCGCTGCTGCTCATCCCGCACGCCGTCATCAGGGCGATCATCGGACAGGCGCTCCACCAGTGGACACCAATCACGTGGCTCGCCATCCACACCGCACTGACCATCGCGGCGCTCGCCACCAGCCTCGCCAGCTACGCGATCGCCGCACTGCTCGCACCGCCAAGACCGGAGACCTACCAATGACCGAAGACCAGCAAGACCAGCTCGTCATCAGCCTCGACACGCAATACGCCGTCGCGCACGCCATCTACAACCGATTCCACGCCAACGGCCACCGCAAACACCTCACGTGGGAAAACCTCGACGACGACGGCCGCGAACCATGGCGCCTGATAGCCAAGGACGCGATCACCGAGATGCTGGCCAGCCCGGAGATCGGAGGAACGGCATGAGCCACACCGCGATAATCCTCCTGGCGCTCGCCTTCCTGATCGGCTGGATGGGTGGCCGGGAATGAGCATCATCGTCCCATTGCACAAGTGGCGGTCGGCCGACCCGGCCATCCTGATCGGCCGCCGCTGCATCGCCCAAACCGACCAGGACGTCGTCATCGACGGCCGGCTCGAACTCATCCGCCGGCCGGACGGCACCGCCACCCTCCGCTTCCAAGGCATCAGAAGCCTCGCCATCTACGGAAAGGAATGAAATGCACACCGTCAGAATCGCCACCAACCCACGCAAATGGCGCAGACCCGCACCCTGCCCGGCATGCCGCCAGTCACAGCCGCTCATCCTGACCCTCGGCGCCATCTACAACCTCCGAACCCGCCAACCGGTCAACACTATCTACGGCTGCATCTGCCCCAACTGCCGGCACAAATGCATCCTCCACGTCGACGGCAAAAACCTCAACAAGGCCATCCGCCTCTGGAACCACCACGCCAGCCACCATCAAAGGAACGAACAATGAGAAACACCATCTGCGCCACCCTCACCACCATCACCCTCGCGCTCTGCGTCGCGCTCGCCGGATGCGGCAGCTCGGCCAAAGCATCCACGCAGGCGCATTCGGCCAAACCCATCGACTCGCAATGCACCGATGGAGGCACCACCCATGGTTTCTACGAGTGCGCCATCACGTTGTCCGATACACGAAAGGTGGACTGCGTCGTCTACGCATGGGAGAAACAAGGCGGCCTGTCCTGCGACTGGAGCCACGTGAGCGGAGCGGACAAGGAGCCGGGGCAGTGAGCTACCAGGAATTCCGTGGACTGTACGTCATCTGCGACGAGTGCCACACAAGCCTTTTCGTCGATGACGCGACCGATGAGGACGCCGACAACGAGGCCGCCGACCACGGCTGGCAATGCGACGAGCTCCAAGGCAGGCACTACTGCCCGCTCCACTGGCACGTCGAATGCCACGACTGCGACATCACCGACAGTGGAGCGCCGGACGAACTGGAAGCCGCAGGATGGCACATCGACCGCGATTACCCAGACGACAGCCTCTGCCCGAACCACCACCATCTCTCATGCCGCGAATGCCGCAAGTGGGACGTCGGACCGCTGCATCGGCTCGAATACGAGGGATGGCAGCTCAACTCCACCGACCCCAACGACAGCCTCTGCCCCGAATGCGTCAAAGCCAAGGAGGAAACAAAATGAGAAACAGCGACGCAGACATCGCCATCGACGTGCTCAACAAACTCATCGCCCAGGAACTCGAGGCCGCGAGCGCCGGGCAGCGTTATGGCAATAGGCCCCTCGAGGAATGCGCGACGATCAGATCCAACGCCTACACCTTCGCCAGGGACAAGATTCGTGAGGCGCTCGCCGATGCCGTGGAGGAGCGGGACGCGCGGAACCCGTTCCAGTGTCAGCGTGATGAGTTGGTCGCGCAGGATATGCATACGTGCGATCTGTGTCGCAGGCGGGTGTCCAGTCCGGTCTATGCCGTGCATCTTGCCTATATGGATCAGGCAAAGACCGCCTCGGAGGTGTGCGCCGACTGCATGTGGCGGCTGAAATTCAGTCCTATCCGGACCATCTCGCTGGATGCCTACCGTCTTTTCGAGCGGTGGCGCCTGTCCCAATCGGAGGCCGACGCATGAAAGACCGGACGCCACATCTGTGCCGGAACGCTCTCGGAACCGCCATCTGCGCCAGCAACGGCATCGGACCAGGGCGTAGCACCTTCCCACGCCACCGCCTGCAGCACTGCGTCGTCTGCAGCAGGTGGTGGAAAGCCACAGCCGTCTCGACGCACCTGACCATCTGGACCGAAATGCCCGAATGGATCATCCGGATGCTCTGGCACAGCATCTGGGAATCGGCCGAAAATCATCCCACCAAGGAAAGAGGAAACCATGAGTAAGGAAACACTCAAACCGCCACTGCCACCAATCGACGGCCGCACCGAAGCCGCCGCCGAACGTCTGTTCGGGCTCAAATGGGCACTCCGCAAGGACTCCACCGAAAGCATCCACAAGGAATGGCAGACCGCACCGGAATGGATCCGCGACGGATACCTGCGCCAAGCCATCGAAGTGCTATCCGCGGCCGACCAAGCGGACGGCGCCACCGCCAGCGACTACAAGGAGCGCATGCGCGTCGAATACCAAGAGCTCACCGGCCGCGCCGACAAGCTCAGGGACATGCTGCAGCGGTACGCGGATGGCACGCTCGACTTCGAGCCCACCTGCCCGATCACTCTGCTGAGCAGGCAGCTCGACGTCATGGACGCATACGCCGGTCTGCTCCGCCATAGAGCCAAGATCGAACACGTCCACCTCGAAAAACAGGACTCCGCCACCGAATAAACAAAGAACCCGACCTTCCGGCCGGGCTCTGGCATTACCGCAAACCAGACTACCACGCCGGAGGGAATCGAACAAATGTACGAACCAACCAACGAATCCCAACCAACCACCACCAACACCACAACCACCACCAACACCACAACAAACACCAGCCAAACAACACCAGCGCTCGCCGGTGTGTGCCTCGTCTGCGGCGGAGAATGCGCTGTCGGCGACACCATGTGCGCGAGATGCGATGGGCTGATGCGCGGCTGGCTGCGGGAATATCCAGCATGGTTGGATTCGCTGCATGAGTTCCTGGACTCGACCGCGCACTACGGAGGCCGCCAGCCTGGACGCGTCAACCTTCCAGCCGCGCCGACGCCAATCCGATTGCCGGTGCTCGACCACATGCAGGCCATCGAGGATGCCGCGATCGCACTCTGGCGCCGGTTGTACGCTCCGCCCGCCATGCCTTGGGCGACCTATGGCGTGCATCCGCCGCTGGTGGACATGCTGCGTGTCTGCGCCGGCAGTCCTCGACTGCGCCGCATGCCTGACATCGCCGACTTCTACCATGAGTGGGAGTCGATGGTCCGAAAGACGCTGGACATCATCGACGTGCCGCCCTCCAAGCACGGCATCGGAAGATGCCCGAACCCATTATGCGGTGTCGAACTGTCGGCGCCCATCGACGCGGTCGAGGTCACCTGCCCCGTATGCGGCGGCACTTACCGCGTGGTGGACGTGCGGCTCGGCTTCCTGAAAGAGTGCATCGCATCCGGCAAAGCGTTCACGGCAGGGGAATGCGCCGAACTCCTGTGCGAATGCGGGTTCCAATGCGGCGTGAACACGATCTACTCGTGGCGCAGTCGTGGCAGGATCCAACCAGCCGGCAAGAACGGGAAGGGACAGCCGCTCTACCGTCTCGCCGACGTGCACAGGCAGCTTTCCCGACGCGACTCGATTTGACGTTTCTCGAAGTGCAAGGCATAATTGCCAGTGGATTAGAGGGTTCAAACCGAAGACATGCGGTTTGAACCTTTTTCATATCCACCTTGGATTCTCCTAACTCCTTGGGTTGCGTAACACCGTCCTGTCCGAACGGCATATCGGACACGCTCCGCCCACTCCCGTCAGAGTGGACATACCCCAATGTGGCAGGCAAGCCAATCCCGTGCTTCCGTGATGCGGTGATGCTCAAATCCGCCTGCCGGTATGCCTTCGTAGGAATCAGTGGTAGATCGTACCGGCCGCGAGTCTTTATTGGATTCTCTTCCTTGTGGCCGCGTGTGGACGCGGGTTCGAATCCCGCCGAAGGCACCCATGAAACAAACCCGGGGTAGGGGTATTCGCAGATGATGGGGAGCCCCTACAAGACACGGGAGTGTCCATATACGGGAGCCCCTATACCGGCATTCCAGCAAGCCAACGGCGAAGATAATCATTGATGCATCCATGACACCCCGGGGCTCATACATGTGGGGAGGCCACATGAGCAAGCGGCGTAACGAGCGTGTCAGCAACGGCTGGCGGCGCAGACAGCTCAGGGCAAGAGTGCTGGCCGCATACGACGTGTGTGCCATCTGTGGCAAGCCAGTCGACAAGACATTGAAGACACCACATCCGATGAGCGCCGAAGTCGACGAGCTCGTACCGGTCTCACGTGGCGGTGATCCATACAGCTTCACTAACTGCAGGCTCACGCACCGCAGATGCAACAGGTTCAAGAGCGACAAGACAGACGAACACGCACGAGCGCTGCTGGCTGGCAGACAGGAAGTGAAAGCAAGCTCGATGCCGTTCAAAACGTTCGGCATCTGACTCCGATACCAGGGCGGGGACCCCGGGTATGCCCCCTCCCGGTCGCCTCGGGTGCAGTGCCGATTTCTCCCCGCGGATTCAAACGTCGGAAACAGGGGAAACAACGAAAGGTCGGAAAGCGAGGATTACGCCGATGAAGTGCGAACTCTGCGGCAAGGAATTCCAGCCTTCCGGCCATGGGCGGCCTCAGAAGTACTGTTCCAAGTCCTGCCGCCAGAAAGCGGATTATCGTCGGAAAAAGAACAATCCAGCTCGGACAAGGAAAAGCAAGCCTGCTAAAGCGAAGAGAAAACCGGAACAGGAACTCGACAGACGAAACTTCGAACGCATGATGGACGGTTCCCATGAGGACACGCTCCGTGAAATCGTCGGAAGACTGCGTGAGGCTCTGCATGATCCCTCAACACCGGCCAACGCGTTGCCGTCGATTAGCAGCAAGCTTGCAGAATTCGACGAACGGATGCGCATGGCCGAGGAATCCGGCAGTCTGTTCGACATGAACGATGACGTGACGGAGGTGGCGGAGGATGTCGGAGCGTCGATTGTCTGAGATCGCCCAACGGCTCGTGAAGCCGGAAGGCGTCACGTCGAGTGACTTCAAACTGATCAACAATGCGGCAGTCAAGGCCGGAATCCATTACGACCTCTGGCAGAAAGGCTTTCTCTACCTGCTGTTCGCCAAACGCGCCGACGGCAAGTACGCATGCGGGTCCGGCGGCGCGGTCCTGTCCAGCTGCAGGCAGATCGGCAAGACATTCACCGTCGGAACCGCGATGTTCATCCTGTGCGCCGGACGCGCCGGAACATTGGTCATTTGGACCGCGCACCACACGCGCACCTCCGACGAGACGTTCGCCGACATGTGCGACCTGACGCATAATCCGAAACTGTCCAGGTACGTGCGGAACGTGCGTCGAGCGAACGGCCAGCAGGAGATCCGTTTCACCAATGGGAGCCGCATCATGTTCGGCGCGCGTGAGAACGGTTTCGGCCGTGGCTTGCATTCGGCGGACATCGAGGTGTTCGACGAGGCTCAGATACTCACCATCAAGGCGTTGGATAACCTGATTCCGATCGTGAACACGAGCCCGAATCCGCTGATCGTGTTCATGGGTAACCCGCCGAAGCCGGGAGACCAGTGCGAGGCGTTCGAGGAGAAACGTTCGACCGCGTTGGCGGGCAATTCGGACGGCATGCTCTACGTGGAGCTCGGCGCGGACCGCGATTGCGACCTGGACGACCGGACCGCGTGGGCGAAAGCGAACCCGTCATATCCGAAACGCACCAGCGAACAGGCGATACTGCGCATGCGCAATCTCCTTGCCGAGGATTCGTTCCGTCGCGAGGCGCTTGGCATATGGGATGAGACCGCCACCGCGTACGCCATCAGCCCGGACCTGTGGCAGGCCGCGGCCATCGACGACGTGCCTGATGGAGGAACCGTGAGCTTCGGCATCGACATGCCTCCGGACAGGAGCGTGCTGACCATCGGAGCCGCGCTACGGTACGCGGACGGTTCGGCCGTCATCCAGATGGCGAACATCAAGGACGCACGGCAGGCGGGAACCATGTGGGCCGTGGACTGGCTCGCCGAACATTGGCCGAAGACCGCCAGCGTGGTCATCGACGCGCAGTCGCCCGCTATGAGCCTGCTGCCCGAACTGAAGAAGGCGCATGTGAGGGTCACGGTGACGAACATGCAGGAGATGGGCCGCGCGTGCGGACGCTTCCTCGACATGCTCAAGGCCGGAACGCTCAAGCATCCACGGGACGAATACCAGCCGCAGCTGGCCGCAGCCGTCAAGGGCGCCACCACGCGGCCTCTTGGACAGTCCGGCGCGATCGCCTGGAACAAACTCGGCAGCGATGTCGACATCACGCCGCTCGTGTCCACCACTCTCGCCCTGTATGGGGCGTTCACGACGAAACGACATCCGGGAAGACGACAGGAGGTGATGTTCTGATGGTGTTCTACATGGCCGACGGCACAACGGTAAGTGTCGCTCCGAAATTCACCGGCAGCAGCTACCTCGACACCGCAAGCGGAAACGTCGGCACCATCCTCGGCGTCGACGACGAGGACATGCCCATCATCCACGAACTGTTGCGCGTGTGGCGTGAGAAATACCCACGCAACCTGATCCGCGGAGCCTACTACGACTGCAAGGAACGATTCAAAGACTTCGGAATCTCCATCCCCGACCAGATCAAAAACAAGGTCGAGGCGATGATCGGATGGCCCGAACTGGCCGTCCGATCATTGAGCGACCTGAGCGACCTGGAAGGGTTCAGCGTATCCGGCGACGACACGATGGGCGTCAACGACCTGTTCGAGGACAACCAATTGGACGTGGCCACGTCAGAACTGATCGTATCCGCTTACAAGCACTCATGCAGCTTCCTGACCATCGCCGCAGACCCGGAGAATCCGGACCGGATCAGCATGATCCCACGCTCCGCCGACTGGTCCGCTGGAATCTGGGACCGACGCAACCACCGTCTGGCCGCGGCATTGACCATCACCGAGGACGACAAGGACGGACGAATCTGCGCGTTCAACGTGTGGCTCCCCGGCAAGGTCTACGAATGCTCCGGCCACCTGACCCCATGGCGGGCGGAGAAAAACGAAACGAACTTCGACCAGCCGACTGCCGTCGCGCTCGCCTACGACAGGCAGATGGACCGGCCATTCGGCCACAGCCGCATCAGCCGTTCGCTCATGAGCCTCGTCGACGCCGGATTCCGCACCGTGGTCCGCATGGAGGCGTCGGCCGAATTCTATTCCGTTCCGAAACTCTGGTTCATCGGAGCGAACAGGGACGCGTTCAGCAGCAACACATGGACGAGTCTCATCCAGGCGATCAACGCGATCACCGCGGACGAGAACGGAGAGCTTCCCCAACTGCATCAGGTGCAGCAGGCGTCCATGACGCCCCATTCGGACATGCTCAAGACCTTGGCCATGCTCGTCGCCTCGCAGACCCGAGTGCCGGTCGACTATCTGGGCATCACGTTGGACAATCCGACCAGCGCCGAGGCCATGGCATCCGCCGAACGACGGTTGACGCGCATCGCCGACAAGCAGAACGTGGCCTTCGGACGGGAACTCAAACGGGCCATGGGCATCGCCGTGGCATTGCGCGAAGGCGCGAACACGATACCCGACTCCATGCGCGACGTGCATCCGGTATGGGCGCCCACAAGGGAAATCTCCGACGCGGCGCGCGCCGACGCGTTCACGAAGATCGCCGACAAGATCACCGGCTACGCCGACTCCGATGTCGGACTCGAACGTCTCGGCCTGACCCGCGAGGAAATCACCCGCCTACGCGCCGACCAGCAACGGCAGAAATCGGAACAACGCATCGACCAGCTCATGGACAGAAGCGCGGCGTCCTCGGAGGTGACGGATGGATCTGAACAATCTGGATCTGCCGGAACCGGCGAAAGCGCAGCTTCGTCAGAAACTGGAGAAACTGCATAGGGATTACGAGACTGATCTTGAGAATCTGACAGACGACGCCACCGACGCGATGGAATCCGCGAAACCGTTGGAACGACAAGACATAGTGCTCAGGTACACCCGCGATGCGTCCGAACGATCACGCAGGTACTACACTGACACCAGGAACCTGTGGCAGAAATACGCCGGCATCAAAATGCCGCCCTACGTCTCATCTACTTGCGACGAATATGAAGTGCTATACCGTCAGGTAGGCGGTTTCACTGGAACCGATTGGAATGGGCATAACTACACTAATTTGAAGCATGGCAACGCCAACGGGCTGACTGTTGAAGACCTTTGGCCCGACCTGAAGACGGTGGACGACTGGCAGCAGTTCATTGCCGACATGATGAGCAGGTCTGTACGATTGACCACGCAGAACAACCGCGACGCCGACGAGACGCATCCTGGATGGGCACGCGTCCCACGAGGCTCCAATCCTTGTGCATTTTGCGTGATGCTCGCCAGCCGAGGATTCGCATACACCAGTGAGGAAAGCGCGGACTTCGGCGGCTCTTTCCATAACGGCAAATGCCGTTGCATTCCCGTGTGCAGCTGGGGCAAGGACAAGATCTTCGGCTATGACCAAGCGAAGTATAAAGCCATGTACGATCAGGCCGTGCAAGCCATCAACGGCAACGCATTGGGAAAGAATTGGAAGTCCTCCGCCGAGGAAGCCGGAATCAAGTTGGATTCGGCCGACGCGAATGCCGTCACATTCGTTATGCGTCATAAGTTCCCTAAGCAATTGAGCGACGGGATCATGCCGAAGAAACGTGCGTCTTTCAAAGTCGAACATGATTTCACCGGCATGCGCGACGAGAAATCATTAAGCAAGAAAGGATGGGATGGAAGGCAGAAGGCGCTTGGCGTCCCAGTAGACGCAGACGTCCTTGAGATGCATGAAATCGTGTTCCTGGAACATTTCAAGTCACTCGGACAGCATTACGAATGGATTCCACGCGATACTTTGGGGCACAAATCGACGAATGACTTGAAATGGATTGAGCAAGACCTTGAGTGCGAGGTTAAGTCATCTCGGCAAAAACGCCCAGACTACGGATCCATTTCGAAGAACATCTCAAAAGCGGTATCCAAAGCCGAGCAGCATGGTGTCGTGAAGGATGCATTCATTGTGGATCTCACTGGATACTCGGCTCCGGAGAAACTGGTGACGCAACTTTCCCGCTATAACGCGCTGCATAAGAAAAACAAGATCAGACGTTTGTTCCTATTGGACAACAACGGGATGAGAGAAATCGAGCTGCAATAAAAACCCGGAGGCACTCCCGCACGAATAGGCTATTATTTCAAGTCTGCACGGGACCTCCGGTACTTCTATTTTACCAAAAACCATTGATTTCGGTGGATTGCCAGAGCAGACGAATGGACCCGACTGTAACTCGGGCGCTTCACAGCCGCGCAGGTGCGAATCCTGCATCCACCACTCGGCCAGCCATTCAGGTTGGCGGCGACCATGCGCCGTATCGCGTGGGAGGACCATACAGCGCACCGTGGCGCGGTCGAACTCGAATCCACGGGAAACAGCAAAGGAGAGCAGCATGTCCATCAGATTCCGATTCCCGGCACACATCCGTCTCATCGACGGCGGTGGCGACGAGGGCGGTTCCAATGACGGTGGCGACGGCGGTGAGCCGAGGTCGTTCACCCAGGAACAGGTCGACCAGATCGTCGAGAAGCGACTGGCCAAGGAGCGCGGCAAGTACAAGGACTACGACGAGCTCAAGTCCAAGGCCATGAAACTCGACGAGATGGAGAACGCCGGAAAGAGCGAAATCGACAAACTCAAGGAATCGAACGCGGCGCTGCGCAAGCAGATCGACGACGCCGCGGCCGAGAAGCAGCACGCGGAATGGGTGTCCGAAGTCGCCAAAGACAAGGACGTTCCGGCCGAACTGCTGCGCGGTGGAACCAAGGAGGAACTCGAGGCGCATGCGGACCTCCTGCACGCGGCGCTGCATCCGGCATCCAAGCCGCCTCAGGTGAGGAACCAGACGGGCTCTCCATCGCACCAGAACAACAACAAGGACGCCGAAGAGCTCTCGTACATCCACCAGCTCCTAGGCGAATAACCCAACCATCCGAAAGGACAAGTCATCATGGCGATGAAAACAGACCAGATCAAGCTCCCCGTGAGCGTGGCCACCGAAATCGTGAACAAGGCCAAGGACACCAGCACCATCGCGTCCCTGAGCCCCAGCACGCCACAGATCTTCTCCGACGCCGACTACCTCGTGTTCAACGGCAAGAGCGAAGCCGAGGTAGTGGCCGAAGGCGCGGTCAAGAGCAGCTACGAGCAGACCGTGGACTCCGTCGTGGCGAAGCGCTTCAAGGTGCAGACCACCACCCGCGTCACCAGCGAACTCCAGTGGGCCGACGAGGACAACCAGCTGCAGATCATCCGCAGCATCCAGGCCGATCAGGCAGCCGCACTGGGCCGCGCCCTCGACTACGTGATCTACCATGCGATCAACCCCAAGACCGGTGAGGCGCTCTCCGGATTCGACCCATTGAGCACGTCCGCCGTGCAGGTGATCGCCACCGAGGATGAGATCGGCAACGTGGACGCTTTGGCCGACGCGCTGAACGACTCCTACGACATCAACGGTGTCGCCCTGTCCAAGACCTGGGCGTCCCGCCTGCGCAAGCTGCGCGTCCCCTCCACCGGCATGCGCTTCTACCCGGAGATCCCGCTGAACCTGCAGGCCGGCAGCCTGGACGGCATCACCGCCGCGACCTCCGGAACCGTCAACGGCCGACTGGCCAAGACCCCGACGAAGGTGCTCGCGTTCATGGGAGATTTCAGCCTCATCAAATGGGGCATGGTCCGCGATCTGACCAGCGAGATCATCGCCTACGGCGATCCGGACCAGACCGGCGTGGACCTGAAGGCCCATAACCAGATCGCATACCGCACCGAGGCGATGTACGCGTTCGCGATCATCGATCCGAAGGCGTTCGCCGTACTCAAGGCCACGGAATGAGGTGAACGATGAGTTTCCCCATCCAGACCCTTGTGGTCAATCCGTCAGGTAAGAAGAAGCATACGATCGGACCGTTGGACGCGCAGGTGAGCCTTGTCAACAAGGATGGCACGGACTTCTCCGCCGGATCCAGCGCCTACGAGCTGCCGGCGGCCGGCGAGGACACCCTCGGCGGCATTAAGCAGTACGCGCCCGAACAAGCGATCGGCAACGTCGACAGCAACATCGCCGAGGCCGCGGCGGACACTCCGACCAAGGACGAATTCGACAAACTCGTCACCGCGTTCAACACGTTGGCGAAACAGTTCGACGACATCATCGCCGGCCTCGTATCCGCCGGGGCGGTCAAACTGCCGGACAAGAAGTGACCATGACGGACGAACCCGACATGTTCGCCACCTCCGACGACCTCGAACGGAGATGGCACAAGCTCACCGACGAGGAACGCGAGAAAGCCGACACGCATCTCGCGGACGTGACCGACTACATCAAGGAACGCTCGCCCATCTGGCAGCGGCTCCTCGAAGAACGGCCACGCCTGCTGACGAAGATCACCTGCGACATCGTCCGCAGAATCATGCAGGCCGACCCGTACGGCATTCCCGGCGGCATCACGCAGATGAACCAGACCACCGGCAGCTTCAGCGAACAATACAGTTTCGGAGCGCCCACCGGCGATCTCTGGCTGCGCGACGACGAGAAACGCATCCTTGGCATCAACGCTCAGCGCGCGTTCAGCGTCGACATGGCAACGGGGGAGACGTCCTAGTGGAAACCATCGAAGTGTGGCGCGGCCAGTCCACCACCGACACGGACGGCAACCCCATCCAGGGCAAACCCGCCCGCGTCGGCACGTTCCAGGCGATGGTCGCGCCAACCTCCACCACCGACCAGACCGAGGAGAACGCCAGCCCGCAGACCACCGAATACACGATCCACATCCGCGGTAGCCAACCGACAGGCATCCAAGCCACCGACCTGATCAAAGTCAGAGGCATCCTCCTGCCCGTCAAAGGAAAGCCGCAAGTGTGGAACAATCTCCACGGACGCCACATCGGCGACGTCATCACCGTGGGCGAACGGGAAGGATAAGCATGGCCAAACGATGCAGATTCGTATTCAACCGCAAGGCGTTCAGCCAACAGGTCCTCAAAAACGAGACATTGCGCTCGCGCATGAGGGACGCGGCCGAGGCCGCCGTAGAGGATGACCGTTGCATGGTCCGCGACCATGACGGCAAGAACCGTAGCGGCGTGGCGATCATCTGCCCGGCACCGGTGGAGAAGGCGCACGGCACGCTAGAGGACACGCTCGGAAGGATGCGCGTATGAGCATCCCGGTCACTCCCCGGCGCACGGAACCCCTGCTCCTGTCCAAACTGAGGACACTGTTCCCGGACGTGACGTTCGACACCATCGAACGAAGCGACCTCGAACCTCCCTTCACCGAAGCCACTCTGGCCGACTCCATGCAAGGCATGAGCACCCCAATCTCGCAGTACGTGCGGCTGCGGCTGAGCGTGCGATGCATGAGAGAGGACCATACGGGCGACTGGGACAAGGCCGCACGCCTGTGGGCCGACATCGCGAGGGAGATCATCGGGCTCGGAAACGTCGCGCCGCTCATCGACGCGTCACTCGAATCCGGGCCGGTACGCATGACTGACGAGGACAAGAGACTGGTGTGCGCGTACGGAGTGCTCCTGCTCGAGGTCACCGTCAACTGAATGAAACATAACCAAAGACAACGTGCCGCCACACGCGAAGAACGGAAAGGTGCAGACGAATGTCTGACAACAACGAAAAAACCACCGTCGCCGCGCAGGGCGCGACCGACTACGGGTACGTGTCCAGCGGCAACACCGCAGGCAACGTGCGCCTGATCAAGAACTACGCGCTGTTCCTGTTCCCCAAGGGCGACAGCACGTTCGTGGCTCCGACCGGAGTGGCCTGGACCCCGCCGGCAAGCAAGAAGCCGATCGGCTACTCCACGGAGGACGGCGCCGTACTGCATCCGGAACCGGGCGACAGCACCGACTACAAGGCCCACAACGGCGACATCGTGCTGTCCGACACGGATCCGGGCTACTGGACCCTGCAGCTCGCCGCGATGGAGGGCCGCAAGGATGTGGTGTCGGCCTACTTCGACGTGGACGTCGATTCGGACGGCGGCATCAGCATCAAGGGCGCCGGATTGAAGAAGGAGTGGATCCTCGTATTGGTCGCGCTCGACCAGCAGGACCGTCCGTTCCTCCTGTACGGCACCAACGCGAAGGTGAGCGACCGTGACGACGTGAGCCTGAAATCCAGCGAGATCATGAACTTCAGCATGACGTTCAAGATGCTCAAGGGCACCAACGGCGAACAGTTCCACGCATGGGGCCTCGTCACCGAAGACGCCAAGTGACCCATTGATTCTTCCCGTGCGGCCGATGGCGGTCGGCCGCACGGGACACCCATTCAACCGCCAACCATTAGAACGGAGCCAACATGAGCGACAAAGAATACCATGTCGTGGACGTAGACCTGACCGAAGCGGAAGAGCTCAAACCCGACGTGCACCTCGAGGTCGCCGGCGTGAAACTCGACCTGCCGAACCTCAACAACGCGGAACTGCCCATCGAACTCGTCCAGGCCATCCTCCTGCTCAAAAGCAAGCCCGCATTGTCCGACGAGGAAACCACGGCCTGCGTGAGCACGTTCCTCGCCTACTTCCAGACGATGCAGCCGAACTTCTGGAACGTGCTGCGCAAGACCAAACGTCCGATGGCCTACCTCACCGCGACCATCAAGGCGTGGGCCGAGGAATCCGGACTGGACCCAAAAGCGTTTACCTCGCCCACCTCTGGAACAACAATCGCGCGGCACTAGCCTACGACTGGATCCGAGCGTACGGGCAGATCTACAGGCCCGTACGCTTCCGGGAATGGGTTGAAGGCCAACGTCCACGAGTCGATTGGGGACTCGCCTGGGCGTTGACCCGCGAAATCCTCAAAGACCATACAAGCCACTCGTGGATGGCGTTGCAGAACGCCGTCTACGCGCCCGACGGAGCCGAACAGGCGGTCTGGACGCTGTCCGGACAACGCAAACGCCCATGGTTCGACCACGAGCACGACCCGCTCCGCCCGCCAACCCCGACGCACAACCTCACCCGCCGTCAACGCGAGGACAGGGAACGGCTCAAAGCCTACTTCCACATCAACGACGACCTCTGACTCCGACCGCCATCGGAATCCCAACCTACGAATAAGGAAACACGATGGCAGCACAGGACATAGGCGTCGCATACGTCCACGTCGAACCATCCGGCAAAGGATTCGGCAAAAGCATCGAAGGCGACATCGGCGACGCCGTCAACAAAGCCTCCAAGAAAAGCTCCAGCACCCTCATCTCGAAGATCGGCGGAGCATTCGGCAAAATCGGCAAGGTCGGCACAGGCGCGATCGCCACCCTCGCCGGCGGCATCACCGCATTGGCCGCCAAAGGCGGCTTCACCCGCGCCCTCAACATCGAGAACGCGCAAGCCAAACTCAAAGGCCTCGGCCACGACAGCGCGAGCGTCACCGAAATCATGAACGACGCGCTCGCATCCGTCAAGGGCACCGCGTTCGGATTGGGCGACGCCGCGACCGTCGCGGCCAGCCTGTCCGCCTCCGGCATCAAGGAAGGCGACCAGCTCACCAAGATCCTCAAGACCGTGGCCGACACCGCGCAGATCAGCGGCAGAAGCCTCACCGACATCGGCATGATCTTCGGTTCCGTCGCCGCCCGAGGCAAACTCCAGGGCGACGACATGCTCCAGCTCATGTCGAGCGGCATCCCAGTCCTCCAAATGCTCGGCAAGCATCTGAACAAGACCAGCGCCGAAGTGTCCGACATGGTCTCGGACGGCAAAATCGACTTCCAAACCTTCGCCGACGCCATGCAGGAAGGCCTAGGCGGCGCCGCACTATCCGCAGGCACCACATTCACCGGCGCCCTGGCCAACGTGAAAGCCGCGTTGAGCCGACTCGGAGAAACAGCCGCCACACCAGTCCTCGACGGCTTACGCGGCCTGTTCAACCAAGCCATCCCACTCATCGACACATTCACCGCAGCCGTCACACCAACCCTGCAAAAAGTCGGAGCGGCACTCCAACAAGGTCTCGAGAACGCGATACCCGCCACACAGGCGAAACTCAAAAACCTTGGCGACACGATCTCCAACATCCCCGGCTTCCAGATGCTCGCCTCGGCGACGGCCAGCCTCAAAAGCCAACTCACTGGCCTCTGGAACGCAATCACATCACTCATAGGCGGACTCAACAATGGCGGCGAAGCCGCCACAATGTTCTCCACAACCGCCGGCGCGCTCGCGGGAGTGGTCGCTTCGGTCGCGCAGGCGTTGTCGAACGCGGCGGGATGGGCGAAGACGTTCGTCAACACGTTCATCGAGACGGGCGCGTTGCAGCCGTTCCTTGAAAGCCTGACCGGCGTCATCTCCGGATTGGGCTCGCTGGTTTCCGTATTGGCGGCCGCGGTCTCGCAGGCCTTCGGCTTCAACGACAGCGCGCGCACCGCCAGTTCCGCGGCGCAGAGCTTCGCCGGACTGTTGAACACTTTGACCGGCGTGCTCATGACGGTGGGAGGCTGGCTGCAGTCGGTCGGACAGTGGGCGCAGCAGAACGGCGCACTGGTATCCGGCGCGTTGAAAGCCATCACCATTGCATTGCTCGCGGTCAAAGGCTGGGATATCGTCTCGGCCGGGCTGAAGACAGTTTCCGGTGGACTGAAGGCCATTTCCGCGACTGCCTCCGGTGTGGAGAAGACCGCTACGGCCACGTTCGATTTGATTGGCAAGATCTCCGACGCGGGAAGCGCGGCTGGAGCACTGAAGCAACTCGCCGGCTCGTTCAATATTGTCAAGGCAGCTCAATCGGCGTGGAGCGCGGTGACCAAGGCTGCTACCGCCGTGCAGCTGGCATTCAGCGCTGCCTTGGATGCGAATCCGATCGGCATGCTTGTCGTGGCCATCGGCGCGGTCGTGGCCGCGCTGACATGGTTCTTCACCCAAACCGAAACGGGCAAACGACTCTGGAACAGCTTCGCCACATGGTTCATGGGAATCTGGAACCAGATCAGCACCGCATGCCAGCCAATCCTGCAAGCCATCGCCATATTCATCACCCAGACCATGAGCCAAATCCAACAAATCTGGCAAACCGGATGGACACTCATCACCACCGTCCTCCAAAACGTCTGGAACACGATCGGCCCCATCATCATGACCGCACTCACCGCGATCATCACCGGCATCCAAACATTCATCACCACCATCACACCACTCCTGCAAGCCGGAATACAGAACATCCAAACCATCTTCCAAACCGCCGCCACCATCATCAGCACGGTCTGGAACGGACTCTGGAACACCATATCCACCGTCGTACAAGGCGCATGGACCATCATCGCCACAGTCATCAGCACCGCACTCGCCGTCATCCAAGGCATCATCCAACTGGCGCTCGCGGTCGTCAACGGGAACTGGAGCGCCGCGTGGTCGGCCATCCAGGGCATCGTGTCGGCAGTGTGGGGCGGCATCCAAGGCGTCGTCTCCGCCGGCATCGGCATGGTCAGCGGAGTGGTATCCGCCGCATGCTCGACCATCCGAAGCGTGTGGGCCGCGTTGTGGAATGGCGTCGGAAGCATTGTGTCGAGCGTCTGGGGCGGCATCGTCGGCACCGTAAGCAACATGGTTGGCCGTGTCGGGAGCGTCGTGAGCGGGATCGGCGGAACCGTCCGGAGCGCGGTGTCCGGCGCGGGAAGCTGGCTCGTCAGCGCGGGACGCAACATCATCCAGGGATTGATCAACGGCATCACAGGAATGGTCGGCTCGTTGTATTCCAGCATCACCAACGCGTTGTCGGGCTTGGTGGACAAGGCCAAGAACGCTTTGGGCATCCATTCCCCGTCGCGTGTGTTCCGCGACGAGGTCGGCGTGATGGTCGGACGTGGCATGGCATTGGGCATCGACGATTCCGCGCATGTGGTCAGCCGTTCCATGGATTCGCTCGTCTCCACGATGAGCCTCTCCGACGCGGACTGGTCGAAGACCGGCAGGCTGAACGTCACGGCCGGCACCGGCGCCAATGCCGGCGACGGCGATCTGCGGGAACTCATCGCGGCCGTCGAATCGTTGCACGACGACCTCGGATCGATCATCGCCCGATACACGCCGACGATAGGGGACCGCGACTTCGCAAGGAAGGTGAGAAGTGCAATCGCTTGAATACGTGTGCGCGGCCACAGGTGAGCGCATCGGCTTCGAGGGGCCGCTGTACGGCGAGACGCTCACGGGACTGCGAGCCCGCGTCTGGGACTACAGCCTCGCCTCACGTGGCATGACGGGCATCACCCGCAAGGCACGCGAGGCGACAGTCACCGTGAAGATCCACGATTCTCCGGCCACGCTCGACCTACTGCGCCGCCTCGCGGACGCCGACATGGCATCCGGGAACCCGGGCACGCTCGTGGCCGACGGCGAATGGGAAGCCAAAGCGTGGATCACGAAAAGCGAACCGCAATCCATCACGCCCACGATGGTCGAGACGCAGTTGACCATCGTGCTGGCCGATGGCGTGTGGCGCCGTCCGACCATGACGCATTTCACGCCGCGATACGATTCCGGAACCGCCGACCTTGACTATCCATATGATTATCCGCATGATTTCGCCGGCATGGCATTGGGTGCCGAGATCGTCAACGACACGTCCATCCCGCAGCCGGTCAAGCTCACGATATTCGGACCATGCGCGCAACCGTACGTCATCATCGGAAACAACCGGTACGAGGTCGACGTGACCGTGCCATCCGGCTCGCGTCTGGAAATCGACGGCACCGGCGATGTCAGGACCGTCACCATGGTCAGCGGCACAGGTCTCGTCACAAACTGCTTCGCGCAGGCCGTGCGAGGGTCGGGCAAGGATTCCGGCCGGTACGTGTTCCAACCGCTCGCGCCCGGAACACAGCCGATCAGCTGGCCGGGAGGATTCCAATTCGACTTGACGGTCTGCGAGGAAAGGAGCGAACCGCCATGGACCTGATCGTCACCGACGCCACAGGCAAACCCGTGGCGAGCCACGCCTCATACACGCTCGACCTCGCGTTCGGTAGCGGGGAGAACGACTTCGACCTGCAGGTCGAAGACGCCGCGCTCAAGGCGGGGAGCCGCATCATGATCGACGGCACCGAGTACGGCGGCATCATCGACGACACGGATGTCGACGTGGACGGAGGCCTGTCCACCGTCACATGGCATGGCCGCGACTGGCATGGAGTGCTCGCCTCGAAGATCATCGAACCGGACGGGAACAACGATTACCTCACTCTGTCCGGCACGATTCCCGTCATTATGCGCACGCTCGTCAGCCGTGCGGGATTGCAAGGCCTGTTCACCGTCACCGACGAAAGCGCCGACCACAAGACCACCTGCCAGTTCGACCGGTACGTGGACCTGTACAGCGGTCTGGTCAAGATGCTCAGGGCAAGCGGACTCAAACTCCGGTTGCGTAATGACGGCGACAAGGTGGCCATGAGCGCCATGCCCGTCCGCACGATCGGCGACAGCATCGACTCGGACCTCATCGACTTCACCGCCAAACAGGCGGCGCACCCGATCAACCATCTCATCTGCCTGGGCAAGGGCGAACTCAAGGACCGTACCGTCATCCACTGGTACGCCGACGCGAACGGCACGTTCAGCCACACGCAGACCCTCAAAGGCCTTGACGAACGCACCGCCACATACGAGTTGTCCAACGCCGAAGCCGACGAGCTCGAGGACAAGGGCAGGCAGAAATTCCAGGAGCTTCGGAACACCAGCACCATCGACGTGGACATTCCCGACGGCATCGACGCGGACGTTGGCGACCTGGTCACGGGTCGTGACAACAACACGGGCCTCGTCGTCACTGCCGAGATCTCCAAGAAGATCGTCAAGGTTTCGGGAGGCGTGCTCACCGTCACCTACGAATCCGGAGGTGCCAGCGCCGGCGGCAACAGCGGAGAATCCTCCATCGGGGATGGTGGCCACGCCTACTACGCTGGAGCCGGCCTCAAACTCGACGCCTGGACGTTCAGCGCCGACGTGACCAGAAACGACATCGACTCGCTCAACAACGCATTGTCGGGTAAACAGCCGAAAGGCGACTACATCACCGGCCTGAAAATCGGTTCGGTGGACACGCTCGCCCCCGGTGCACAGGCAAGCGCGTCGCTTACGGGCGCCGGCAGCGACAAAACCTTGAATTTGGGGCTTCCGAAAGGCGACCAGGGTCCGCAAGGGGAGAAGGGCGACAAGGGCGACGCAGGACCACAGGGGGCCACCGGAGCGAAAGGAGAGGCCGGCCAACGCGGCGAGACCGGGTTGCCTGCCTTGATCATCACACGCATACTATCCGGATACTGGACGTCCGCATGCTCGGATTTTGACTGGCGGGTACTCAGTTTCAACCGTGCCCCGGTCGTAGGCGAATACTTCTTCGCCATGACCAATGGCGGCAAGAACCTGATGTACGCGCAGATCACAGCCACCGGGAAAAACGTGACGTTCAAACCGGTTTCCAACACAAGCCTCGTCGGACCGAAGGGCGACAAGGGCGAGACGGGCATGAGCGCAAGCCAGGCGTTCATCGCCGCCCACCCGGTCGGCTCCCTCTACTGGACCACCGCCACAACAAATCCGGGAACCACCTACGGCGGCACTTGGAAGGAATGCAACACCATCCTTCCAGGACACATCTACCAGCGCACAGCCTGAAAGAGAAAGGAACATCAATGGCACGAACCACGAACATCACCAGATACACCTGCGACCGATGCCACGCCTCCGCATACCTCGCCGACGGTGACCCACGCACCTCCAGCGACTGGCACGACATCACCCACACCACCGTCGACGGAGTCGCACAGGGCGCGCTCGTCTGTACCGCATGCTGGCAGACGTTCAAAGCGCTGGCAGCCACGCAGGACGCCGCCTACGCCGCATACCTCAACAACACAACAGATAGGAAGGAATGACCATGACCATGAATCTCATCACCGGCAAGGCCGGCGCTCCGCACATCACATCCAGCGACCAAGGAGCCATGCAGGCCGGACTGGTCGGAAACGGCAACTACCTGCTGCAAGGCAGCGACGGCAAATTCCCCGCCGTGACCATGCAGTCAGCAAACAAAGCGCTCATCCCGGTCCTCAACCTTGTGATCGAAGGACGATACGCACGCGTCACCGCGGCGGAAACCGTCACCATCGAAAGCGGAGTCACAGGACGGAACCGCAACGACCTAATCTGCGTGAAATACACGCGAGACTCGAACAACATCGAAACGATCGCGCCCGCTGTGTTGAAGGGCACCGCCACCAGTGGCACGGCGGCTGATCCCACGGTTCCGTCGGGTAGTATCCTGAACAATTCCGGTACCGTGTGGATTCCGATCGCCCGCATTCCGATCAGTGGCATCACCGCCGGAACTCCTGTCATGCTTGTCAAGCAGTTGCCTCCGATGAGCCAGCTGTGGGATTCCGTAACCCTTGAACGGCAGATCTGGCATGGGCCATACGGCATGACGGTACAT